CGAAGCAGATCACCCTTCCAAGTGGTAGGCAGTATGCTTTTCCATCTGCGCGGTGGACAGAGTGGGGTACGGCCACAAACCGTACGGCGATATGCAACTATCCTGTACAGGGTTTTGCTACCGCTGACTTGCTTCCTACTGCTCTTGTTCGTTTGAGTAAGATGATGAGGGTTAGGGAACTTAAGTCGGTTATCTGTAATACGGTACACGATTCTATTGTGTTGGATGTACACCCTGATGAAAAAGACGCTTGTATCAAGCTGTTAGAATACGCAATGTTGTCGTTACCTACAGAGAGCGTGAATAGATATCGTGTCGAATATGATATGCCTGTTGAAATAGAATTGAAAATAGGAAAGAATTGGCTTGACACTGAAGTAGTAAGTCTGTAAGATCACTTTACACCCCTGATTATAGGAGCATGAAAAATCATGGAAACAGGAACAGAAGTAATGGAAATAGATAATATTGACGCAATTGTTGCAGCATTCAACGACGATAACGTTGAGGCTCTAATGGAAGCAAGTGGGCAGGGCGGTAATAACAATCGTCAGGTAGGCTTGCCCCGCATAAATATAAACTACGATGCGGAGACAGAAGATGGTTTGTCTCTTACTCGTGGAGCGTGGAAGATGTACCTAGATGGTAGGTTTATTTACGCAGACAAAGTAAACATCCGTCCTATTTTGCGTACCTTTGAATACAGCGTATGGGATCAGGAGAGTGGTACCTTCTCATCTAAGTCAGTACAGAAAACAAACCTGTCTGGCATGTTCCCTGATACCACTGGTGGTAACAAGTGTGGCAGACTCACACGGGATGAAGAGGATCGCCTGTCAAAAGATGATCTAGCGTATTTGCACTCTCGTTCAGTTGTGTGTAACCAAGTTATTTACGCCAAGATAAGTGGTAGCTTCACTACTGCTGAAGGCACTGAGGTTGAGGTTACAGATCAGCCAGTGGTTGCATATTTTAAACGGTCTGGATTTAAGCCTATATCAGACTTTATTGATAGCTTGTCCAAGCAAAAGAAACTGATGCAGAAGTGTGTTGTTTCTCTGACTACTCACAAGCATAAGAAGGGTAGTGTAACTTATTGGACTCCAGTCCCTGCCCTTGTTGGCGAGGCAAACATTACAGATGAGGATAAGCAACTCATGTCCATGTTTGCTGAGACTGTAAAAGGTCATAATGATAATGTTATGAACCAACACCGTGAAGCGGCAAAGCTCGTTGCTGACGATGACGACATCGATTTGGCTTCGGACTTTGAAAATGCTAACGCTGCTTAAAATACAAGACCACATGGTCAATGCTTTGCGGGGGGAAACTACTGTCTCCCCGCAAGCAGTTAAAGACTTCTCTAAAGAATGTAGTGAAGCAGCAGAGCGACAACTTGTCCGTCAACGTGGTGAGTTTCGTATTCGTATGTCAGGACTTGGTCGTCCTCTTTGCCAGCAAGTGTTGGAGAAGAAAGGCATCAAGGAAGACATGGAGTACAACACTCTGTTCCGATTTATGTTTGGTGACCTGACAGAATCAATCCTTATGCTTATAATGAAAGAGGCAGGGATAGATATAGTTGACTACCAAAAAGCCGTTGAGTTACAGGTAGGAGACACACTTGTCAACGGTACTCTCGACGTTATCATACGTGATGAGTTGGGAGTAGAAAAAGTGTGGGATGTCAAGTCAGCCAGTGACTGGGCATTCAACTACAAGTTTACTGGTATAAATGGTGGTTACGACAAACTAAAAGAGGATGACCCCTTTGGCTATGTCATGCAGGGGTTTCTTTATGCGGAAGCTACAGGCTTACCGTTTGGGGGGTGGATCGTTGTTAACAAGTCTAGTGGTATGGTGGCTATTGTTGAAGTGCCGGATTGGGCGCAGGATGATAAAGAAGCCTATTTAAAAGATGCAGAGAGGCGAGTCAAGTTTCTCACAGACCCTGATGTAAAGCCGTTTGTCCCGTTCAAATCAGAACCGGAAACCTACCGTAGGGATGGTGAGGTAATTAAGACAGGTAATAAAGTATTACCTAGACAGTGTAACTTGTGTGGGTACAGGTCACATTGTTGGCCTAATGCTGTGCTTCACGGCAAGGTTACTTCTAAGGCAAAGAACCCGCCGCTGGTGTGGTACGACAAACTCAAAAAGAAAGAAATGTAAAGATGCCGTACCTATTTGTGAAAGATTATGAGGTAGAACTCATGGAATTAAACAGTGACCTTAGTCATGTGTACATAGAGTCCAGCACTGGCACAGGGGGGGAACGTAGGGTCACTAGATTGAGGCTGCACGAGAAGGGGTTACCCCTGACGCTTATCAATCACTACGGTACGGATGGTCACTTGCTGTCTGACACAGAGGCACGAGACATCAAAAAGGTTGAAACTGAATTACAACAGATTAGTAGACGGTCATTTTCAGGAGCTTATGTATGTGTGCCGATGCACCCTTTGACAAAAGAACTTACCAACATAGAAAAGTATTCCCCCAAACTGGCAGGATACCTAGAAAAAAGATTAATATCGATAGGAATAACCTTTTGAGTAATAAGATAAAATATAGGTCTAAGTTCGAGCTTAGTTTAGCAAAGACTTTAACTGCAAACAACATTGAGTTTCAGTATGAGGAAGAACGGTTTGAATACATACCTACTCCTCGTCATTACACTCCTGACTTTTACTTTCCTGAAACAAACATTTATGTGGAAGCAAAAGGTCATTTAGATAAAGGGGACAGAGTGAAGATGGTGTTGATGAAGAAACAACATCCTGAACTTGATATTCGTTTTGTGTTTATGAATGCCAAGAATAAGATTTACAAGGGAAGCAAGACGACGTATGCTGCGTGGTGTACGAGATACAACTTTGAATGGGCCGAAGGGTCTATCCCTATGGAGTGGGTAAAAAAATGACCATTGACGAAACAGAGCTAAACAAACAGGTAGAGATTATGTCCTTACTACCCGACAGATATTATATCATACTCAAACCTCTTGACGGTGAAAACTTTACGTTGACAGCATATGATACGACAAGTAAGACCTATGAAAATGAAGAAGACTTTAATCCCGCTATGATTATACAAGAGGGTGTCATGGAAACCATAAGGGAAAAACTTGATGATGTATATGATAGAGGTGCAGCTTCAATAAAATTCAAACAAACTGCAGAGTCTATGATAGAAGAGGCTGAAGAAGAATTTAAACATCAGTTTGATGATAATGTAATTAAAGTAGATTTTGGAAATAAACAATGAAACATGAAGAGTATATGGTAAAAAGAATGAGGGAAGAGGATGTCGTTAACAAACCGCCACACTACAATCAAGCAGGTGTTGAGTGCATTGAGGCAATCACGGCGGCGACAGGTGATGGGTACGAGTATTACCTGCAAGGAAACATCATCAAATACCTCTGGAGATACCGATACAAAAACGGAATCGAAGACCTTAAAAAAGCACAATGGTACCTAAACAAACTGATCAAAATAAAAGAGGAACAATAGCAATGAATAATATGCTGCCCACACCATACCAACAATTTATTCACAAGTCACGTTACGCTCGTTGGATTGACGGCGAAGAAAGGCGAGAGGACTGGGATGAAACTGTATCCAGATATATTAGCTTTATGGATAATTATGTGCGTGATAAACACAATTATATCATACCAAGTAAACTGAGGTCTGAAATTGAGGATGCTATTATAAGTCTCAAGGTTATGCCATCCATGAGAGCAATGATGACTGCTGGTCCGGCTCTTAATCGTGACAACGTGTGTGGGTACAATTGTAGTTATATTCCTGTTGATAGTCCTCGTTCTTTTGATGAGTGTATGTACATATTAATGTGCGGCACTGGTGTTGGATTTAGTGTGGAGAGAGAAAATGTTGACAAGTTACCTGTCGTATCTGATAATTTTAGTGATTCTAGTACCGTTATTACCGTAGCAGATAGCAAACCGGGATGGGCTAAAGCTTATCGTGAGTTGGTTGCACTACTATATGCAGGTCAAGTTCCTTCTTGGGATACGTCTGGTATTCGCCCTGCAGGTGCGCGGCTGAAAGTTATGGGGGGTAGAGCAAGTGGCCCCCAGCCGTTGATTGATCTGTTTAACTTTACCGTAGAAATATTCAAGAAGGCTGCTGGACGTAGGTTGTTTCCTATTGAGTGCCACGATCTCATGTGTAAGGTGGGGGAGGTAGTTGTTGTGGGTGGCGTTCGCAGATCAGCCTTGATTAGTCTGTCTAATCTTAATGATGATCAGATGCGTCACGCCAAAGCCGGATCGTGGTGGGAAACAGAGGGCCAACGTGCGTTAGCAAACAACTCTGTTGCGTACAAATCCAAGCCTGAGATGGGTACGTTCATGCGTGAATGGCTTGCCCTGTACGACAGCAAGTCAGGTGAGCGTGGTATGTTCAATCGTGAAGCTGCTGACAAGCAAGTGGCTCGTAACGGTAGGCGTGAGACAGGACACATGTGGGGTACGAACCCCTGCAGTGAGATAATCTTACGCCCATACAGTTTCTGTAATTTGTCAGAGTGTGTGGTTCGTGAAAACGACACGCTAGAGTCTCTAAAAGAAAAGGTACGGATAGCAACTATCTTAGGTACTTTACAATCAACCCTTGTAGACTTTAAGTATTTGAGGAAAGCATGGAAAGACAACGCGGAAGAAGAACGCTTGTTGGGTGTCTCCTTGACTGGTATCATGGATCATCCCGTTTTATCAAAAAATGTAGACAGCAAGCATTGGTTAGACGAAATGCGGGAACACGCCATAGAGGTGAACAAGAACTTTGCCCAGATGCTTGGAATCCCACAGAGTACTGCAATCACCTGTGTCAAACCGTCGGGTACTGTGTCTCAACTGGTGGACGCAGCAAGCGGGATACATGCACGACACAACGATCATTTTATAAGGACAGTACGTGGCGATAACAAAGACCCACTTACCCAGTTTCTTATTGATAGTGGTGTACCTGCAGAACGAGATGTGATGAAGCCAGACAATGTTACAGTGTTTAGCTTTCCGATGCAGTCTCCTAAAGGAGCGGTAACCCGTACACAAACTACAGCCATAGAGCAGCTAGAGTTGTGGAAGACCTACGCCATACATTGGTCCGAACACAAGCCATCCATCACCGTAACTGTGAAGGAACACGAGTGGATGGAAGTTGGTGCGTGGGTGTATGAGAACTTTGATGTTGCATCAGGGGTTTCTTTCCTTCCTCACAGTGACCATACATATCAACAGGCACCCTATCAGGACATAGACCCTGATGACTACCTTGAGTGGAAACAGCGTATGGAAGTAGTGCATATTAACTGGAGCAAACTCACAGAATTTGAAAAAGAAGACAACACCAGTGGCTCTCGTGAGCTTGCCTGTACTGCAGGAGTTTGTGAAGTTGTTGACTTGACAACATCGTGATAGTTCGTATAATGAACTGTTGGCATTGTCAAACAAAATTAAGGTGGGTAGGTGACCACGACGTAGACGACATTACAGACAACAAGTATAGTATACTTAGTTGCCTTGAATGTCCTGAATGTAAATCGTGGGTTGAAGTTTATTACCCTAATCTTGAACATGAAGATTACAAGGAAAAAGAAAATGAGTAACACAGATACTATTACTATAAACGAAAAGGTGTACGACATCTCAAAGCTTAACGCTGTACAGAAGGGTATAGTACATAATCTGAAGGCAATAGAAACCCAAATGGCTATACTACAGTCTTCCAAGATCGTTCATGTAAACTTATTTAAAAACTCTGTAAAAGAGTCTGACGATGATACAGATAAAGATAACGCCTGATATTATTAGTCGTGCCAAAAAGAAAGCTGCCTCTGTAGGTAATCTACAGGGCAGCATAACTGGTAGTCTAAGTAATGTGGTAGGGGCTATAGGCGAGGTGATTGTAAAGGACTATGTTGGGGGTAGTGATGCCAACAACAAAGACTTTGACTTGATCGTCGGAAACAAACGGGTGGATGTAAAGACCAAACGTTGTAACACCACCCCGTCACCTAACTATGATTGTTCTGTATCAGCACACGGAACCAAACAGGACTGTGATAGCTACGTCTTTGTGCGTATCCTTACGGATCATAGCAAGGCGTGGATTCTTGGTGAGATACCAAAACAAACCTTCTACGAGAAAGCAACTCGTTACAGAGTGGGTGACGTAGACCCAAGCAACGGCTTTGTTTTCAAGGCTGATTGTTACAATATAGCAATACAGGAATTAGAACAAGTAAATGGCTAATAAAAGCACAGAGGCTAACCTGTTTACATTTCAGGCTAATCTAAAACAGAACGGTACCATAGAGTTAACTTGGGAAGGAGTGAAGCCAGAACAGTTTGAATCTGCAATGGTAGAGGGACTGCCCCAGTGGGATGGATCACATGCAACTGCATCCCTGCTACGGTATCTTCGATCTATGGCAGATGAAATGATGGAGAAGTCCAGAAACTATATCTAGGCTTTCTTGCTCTTCTTCATGTTACTTTGTATTGCTGCTTGGCGTTTCTTTTCATAGCCAGACATCTTTCCGTCTTTATCAAGGTCACCAAGCATAGCCTTACCACCTGCTGCCATTCGCAACTTTGGAGTCTGCATCATCTGAGTCTGCATCTGATTCATGTCACGCCCTGTCATGGTGTTGTTTTGCATCATGTTCTGTTGTGGCTGACTCGCTGACATCGTACCGCCCCCGTAAGCTTTCTTGCGGGGTTTTTTCTTTGCCATGCCACCATACATCATGGGCTTACGTTTTGGCATACCGCCATACATCATTCCCTTACGAGGGCCGTTGTTGTAAGTTTTCATTAGTCTCTGTCCTCACTCATATCAAGTTGCATTTCTTCTAGGGCTACTCTACCCGCTTCTCCCAACGCTCCCAGTTCTGATATTAGGAAATCTTGAACTAGATTGTCAAAGGTATCTAAGTCTGCTTTCGTCATTTTTTTAGGAAACTTTATCATTTGTAGCATTAGGTCTGCAGCTTCTTTGTTTCCTGCTGCTAGTTTCATCAAGTCCAATCCTGCTTGTTGTGCTAAAGAAACACCAAATTCAGCAGCGACATACTGTGGGCTAACCATACCACGAGCAAGGTTGAATGAACGAGCTATAAGCTGATTCGTACCCATAGCGTTAACTATGTTGTCAATCTTTACGGTGGTGTCCAAAGCTCCTACAGCTTCAATTGCTTTTTGATCAGACAAGTAGTCAGTTATATTTACAAGAAAGTCTATGTGTTCATCATCTAAGTATAAAGACATCACATCTCTAACTCTATCTGAATCTAAAGCACCCGATATATTTTCCGGGTTTCTAAGCACTTTCTTTGTATACTCTTTACCATTAGCAGCTATGAATTTTCTACCTTCTACGTACTGTAATCCCCCGTGATTCAACAGTCCGTTTACGATTTGATTTCTCATGCCTGTGTCAAAGACTTCTTCCGTATCAAAAGTTTGACCACCGACTGTGAATTTGTTTCCTAACTTAGCTACAACAGTCTGTCTCAATTCTTCTATATCTTGTCTGTTTCCTGATAAGACAACATCTTCAAAGAACCTGTCTACATTCTTAACACCTAACGCATCGTTCACCATGTCTTGTGCGGCTGTTCGTATTTGTGAGTCAGAATCAAGTTTTCTAGCTAGAGTTTCAATACCATCTGATATTCTCTTTTGATACTTCTGCATACCTGAAGCTAATTCGTTACTGTTCTGTATTAACTTTTCAATGCCTCTTTCTTGCTCTATCATTATATCAAAGTCTATCAGTTTGATTTTTCTAAATGCTACTTTTCCTGTTTCATCAGCACTCTTGACCGTCACAGTCATAAGGTCTTGGAGTTCAGATACGTTTTCAATTTTAGAAAAATCGTAACCACCACCTTGAATTGCTTTTAAATCTAAATCGGCACGTTCCCCAAGTTGTTTAGCCAACTTGCTACCCCACTTGGCATATACTACTTCTGTCAAAGTGCTGCGTATCAGATTAAAGTGTGTAAGAGATTGTTCGTCAGTAAGGTCAAATACTCCACCCGCTGGTATATCACTAAGCTCTTTTATTAACTTATCACGTTGGAGCATAATTTTACCAA